TTAATTCCGCGAATATTATAAAATTATACTTATAAATATATATCTAAAAATATACATATATTTATATTATGAATAATTTTGATAAATTTAATTTTGATATAACAAAATATTCTAATATAGAACTTAAAGAAATCCTTGATTTAAATAATGTGACTGATTATGAACAAATACTAAAACATATATCAAATATTCAAATGAAAATATCAACGGATGGTTCGATGCCTTTTACTGATAAAAATAAAATGTTAATTTTTTTAAATCAGGCAAAAACAAAATTTAATGAAAATAACCAGACTTCTAATAATATTGACCTCACATTTAATGCTAAAACTAGTTATCTAGTTCCAAATACGCCGGATAGCAATCCTTTAATATTAGACCCAAATACTCTTATTGGGTCTAACGTAAACATTTCTGAAGGAAAAGGAGGATATTATCCTCCAGGGTATCTTAATCCTATTAATATTAAAACGAATACAAAAACGATTAATATCGATAGTCGATTTAGAGATCAATATTATAATACAAAAAGTTCTGATTTTTATTTTAATTTATCTGAAACATTTCGTAAAGTGGTTAATTTAAGTTTGATTTCTTATGAAATTCCTTTAACAATTTATTCTATCAATCGTTGCAATAATTACTTTACAATTTTTATGGCTTCTAATACGTATCATAATATTGATATTTCGAATGGTAATTATGGTACAATTTTTTCTAATAAATTATTTGATTTAAGTAATTCGGATATAGTACTTGAAATTAATAATAATATATCTACTTTTAATATTAGTTTTGGAGTAGATTCTATCAGTGGTAAAAGTTATTTTATAAATAATAACGCAACGCAAGTTGAAATATTTTTTAATAAAGATATTAATGGTACTGATGACGGGTTAACCCAGTTACCATTAAAACTCGGGTGGAGTTTGGGTTTTAGAATAGGTAATTATATATTACCTCCCAATTCAAAAGTTTGGTCCGATGGTATTGTTAATTTGTCTACTAATAAATATTTATATATAAGTATTGATGATTTTACACACGCTGGAAATAATAGTTTTGTGGCAACGTTCAGTGAGTCGACTTTATCAAATAATATTATAACAAAAATAAATTATAGTGATTTATTAGATAATTATGGTACATATAATACGGGCAGCCAAAACAATGTTTGTAATGCGAACCGTTCCTACTATGGACCGGTTGATATTAACAAATTACACATTAAAGTCATGGATGAATATGGAAAAATAATTGATTTTAATAATATGGATTGGTCTTTTACTATTAATATAGATATACTATATGATTAGATTAGCTTTCTAATATTTTATAAAATTGTTGTACTTTTTTATTTATTTTAATTTTTGTAAAATCAAAACTTTTTAAATATAATCCTTCTAATGTTTTAATTCTTGATAAAGCAACATAGGTTTGTCCACATTCAAAAACTTCTTTGCCAATATCAATTAATGCTTTATCAAGAGTTACACCTTGTGCTTTGTGAATTGTTATAGCCCAAGCATATATTAAAGGTATTTGTTTAATTGCAATTGCCGGAAACTTTTCACTATACCAAATATGTGGAGTTATAACTCTTAGACTTCCGTCATTAAATTTAATTTGAGGATTATTTTCTATAAAATTTACAACTATCCCTTGACTACCATTAATAATTCCAGATTCAATATCTAAGTTTGATATACACATTATATAAGTTCCGATTCGCAATTTTAAAACTTTTTCTACTATTAAGTTTTCTGTAAGATAGTCTATTTCTTGTTGTCTTTCTTTATCCGTAAATATTTTTACATTATCTATATCTTGTTTTGATATAGATAACTCTATCATATCTACTTCTTTCATTATAAATATTTTTTCATTCGTTTCATCTAACTTACTATATTCTTTTATATTAATAATATCTACATCTTTTCGTCGTGGTAATAAAATAGTTGGATTTAATTCCTTATTCATTTTCTTATTTACACATTGTTTTAATTCTTTTACTCCATTTTTGGTTATTTCACCGACTCTTAACCGATTTAGTATTTTTACATAATTTTGGTCTGTTTGTCTAAATATTGTTTGTAAATTTATTTGATTTTTTTTTGGAAATATATCATTCCATATTGGCGATTCAAAGCAAAATCTTATTGTATCTGGCTCATTTATATTACCTATTGGTGGTAATTGATAAAAGTCTCCTGAAAATATTATTTGTATTCCTCCAAATGGTTCATTCCATCGTTGTTTAACTCGTTTTGCTATTAAATCTAGAATACTAAATATTTTTAAAGACAACATACTTACTTCATCCACTATTAATAATTCGAGTTTTATCCAATTCATTTTTTTTGAACGATTTTTTATGACACGTTCTACTACTTGAGGTATGGTTCCATACGCAGTTCCTATGCCGGCAAATCTATGCAATGTACTTGCGCCACACTGTAATAAAATTGCAGCACAACCAGTCAATGCGCATACTTGATATATTTTATTATTTTCTTTTGCGTTTTGTTCTATTGCCTTTATTAAATATGTTTTACCGGTACCGCCTGGACCAGTTATAAATATATTTTCTCCTTGTAAATATTTATTAAATATTTCTTTTTGTTGATTATTTAAATTATACATTTTTATAAATATTTATTAAGTTATTATATCAATTTTATATTATTATTATTCTATATATTGATGACCACCGATATATTAATACCTTATAAAACATCCTTGGAAATAGATAATTTATTTAAAGACTTAGGACCAATTGAAAAAAATATTCATATTTCATGGAAAAATAAAAATATATTGGATTTAGATTATAATATAATTAAAAATGGAATTTTTAATTTAAAACACTTAAACCCAGATTATAATTTTGAAATTAGCGATGATAATGATATTGATGCCTATTTAAAATGTAATTTAACAGAAAGTGATTATTTATTAATTCAAAATAAACATATAGTTGAAAAAACTGACCTATGGCGACTTTTTAAAGTTTTTAATGAAGGTGGCATTTATATGGATATTGATAGATTATGTAATATTTCATTTAGTTCTATTTTAAATAATCAAACTATAAAATGTGTTATTCCTACATATAAAGATATGGATTTTTCTCAAGATATAATGATTAGTTGTTCAAAAAATCCTTTTCATAAAAAAACGATTGAATTAAATTTACAAAGAAGAAGAGAAGGGGAAACCCGAATAGTGTATCTGGGCCCAGATACATATCTTCACGCAATTTCTGAACTTTTATTAGGTTTTCAAATTCAACGTGTCGAAAATAATATTGAATATATGACTATTATGAGAGATTTAATTATTAATTCAATCTATTTAACCACGACTAGAGAAGACCCACCATTTAATACAATTTTATATAATGGTCCGAATATTTTATTTGATAAAGATTTATTTTATGAACATCAAAATGTTTCTCATCATTCTTGTCAAATATAACTCTATTATAGATTATATCAGTTAAAACTATAACAATTTTATATATTCAATAATAACATAAAATTGTTTTACCAATTGATAAAGACAATCTGGTTATCAATAATTTTGGTAGTATGGCACTCTTTTATACGATTTCTTTCGGTGAGTTCTACGTTTATTGAAAATTCTACCCCGTCGGGGCTGCGATAAAGTCAGGCCACTTAATAATGTATTTAAAACCAAACTGGATAAATCACCAGCGCCGCCTGCACGTTTTCGTTTTTGTTTTTGTCTTCTGGTTGTTTGACTCATTGTATATATTATTTAGAAAATAATTTAATTTAAAAATTATACAAACATACATTATTTGGAAAACGAAATCCACGAAGAGGATTTGTATTATTCCATCTCGCCAGCATTTCTTTTGTTTGCAAATTAATATTTCCGCTCGTTGGCACCGACACTATTGTAACATTTTTATTTTGGGATATAGTATTAGTAGAACAATTACATTCTTGCGATATATTAGATATATCTGGTTTTGTATTTACTAAATATGACCCTTCATATAAATCCCAAGTTTGAGTAATTGGTATAAATATATTTGTTTTGGGGTTTTCTAAAAAAAACTTTGTTGCCGCACAATTATTGATTTTAGCAAATACACTAGTATTACCACCTGAACTATTCCGCAGTTGTATCTGTCTCCCATCATACGCCGTATAATATCTACCTTTTGAAATATTCATTAATAATTCATAACTATTTATATTCGTTTGTCCTAAACTATTTATTTCACATTTTGTATCTAAACTAACTGGCGTATTTGAAATATTATTTTTTTTAGATGTCAAATATAAGCTTTCCGCTTTTTTTCTATTTATATAATCTTGAGCTGAACGCATTTTATTTGTATCACGCGAAAAAGTACGATTATTTGTATTCAGCATATACAATATTATCTTATTTTATTTTATTTTATTTGATATCCTCAATATTGTACGCTAGAACAATTTCATAATCACTTTAAATTATACCATGCATAACCCAACTTATCAAATATAACATCATTGTACCATATTTTCGTAATACATTCATTTAAAATATATATCATATAAATACTATGCCACTTAAACCAACTGACATAATTACTTTTAAATACACTAATAACGCCGAATCTTTATTACAGAGATTAAAAAATGATTTTCCTGCTGAGACTTTACCTTCAGATGCTACTGTTGAGACTTTACCTTCAGATGCTACTGTTGAGACTTTACCTTCAGATGCGAATGTTGAGACTTTACCTTCAGATGCTAATGTTGAGACTTTACCTTCAGATGCGAATGTTGAGACTTTACCTTCAGATGCTAATGTTGAGACTTTACCTTCAAAACCATTAAAAAAAACATTTAAAACCCATTCAAAAACCCATTCAAAAACCCATTCAAAAAATCATTCAAAAACCCATTCAAAAAAACATTCAAAACAACCTTCGAAACCATATTTAAAATTATATTCAAAAAAACATCCTACAAAACATTATATAATATCTAAAACTAAGAAAGATAAAAAATAAAAATTAATATTTCTTTTACTTTCTCTCTGTTATTATAAATGCCTTGGTACATTGTTTTTATAGTTTTAATCGTTTTTTTTGTTAGTTTAAAAATGTCGGAGTATTTGAAAAGTCCGATAATATGTAAGATTCGATTGTTAATAATTCTTTGGTTAGTTGGATCTATCACTTATAATGCTTCTTATTATATGGTATTTTAAATCATACCATAATATGATATCTTAAACGCATTTTATGTAATATTTATTAATATGTAATATTTATTAATATGTAATAATGCCGTATATATGTCCTATATGTCAATTACAGCCTTTTAGTCATTCTTTAATTAAACTTTTTGAAAAAAAAGACATACTATATTATTATACCTGTCCGGCACAAGCTATAAGGTATAATGATTTGGAGGGTATTATAAATCATTATAACGGAATATTAAGTGAAATACCTGAAAATAAAGAATGGATTTGGATATTTGATAGTTTAGGTTTTACAATGAAACACGCCGCACAGACCAATATCGCTATTTCAATCGTAAAATTAATTTCAAATAAGTTCAGCAAACATTTGAAAAAAATAATAATAATAAATCCAACTGCGTATATTACAATAACACATACTATATTATTACCGTTTTTAAATACCAAAATAAGAAATATTATTGAAATAAATTATGAAGATACTAAACCAGAAGAAATTATTTTTAAAACTAAAATATAAGAAATGA